CTGAAGATGGAAGATTTACAGCAGCTTCAATCATTGACGAAGCGTTCTTAGAAAGATTTACAATTTCAATAGATCAAAAGTTTCCAAGCTTAGCTATTGAAAAGAAAATAGTTATGAAACACATGAACAAATATGTTTCAAGTGATTCTGCCGGTGATGCAACTTCAGAAGATTTTGCTGATAAGTTAGTAACTTGGGCAGATATTATACGTAAAACATTTTATGATGATGGTGTAGATGAAGTTATTTCTACTAGAAGACTTTGCCACATTGTCCAAACATATTCAATCTTCTCGGATAAATCTAAAGCAATTGATCTTTGTATCTCAAGATTTGATGAAGATACAAAAGCCGCTTTCCTAGATTTATACTCTAAAGTAGATTCTGGGGAAGAGGTAAACTTTAATAATGGGGTTAGTGATGATGAGATTCATGAAGAATTCGAAGACGACGAATAATAATAGTCTATTTAAGTTCAACGAGGATAAACTCCTCGAGGAACTTTTAACTTATATTAAGGACACCTATGGTGGACACTACTCAAAAAATAAATTCCAATCAACGGAATTTATTATTGACTGTGGACATGGTATGGGATTTGCCTTAGGAAATGTACTAAAGTACGCACAAAGGTATGGCAAAAAAGAAGGATTTAATAGAGCTGATCTAATGAAAATCATTCACTATGCTGTTATTGCCTTACACGTACATGATTTAAATAATGGAGAAAAATAATGCAACTATCAAGTGATACAATATCAGTACTACAAAACTTTGCCTCGATCAACCCAAACGTTGTTCTAAAGCCAGGGCAAGAAATTAAAACCATATCTGAAGCTAAAAACATATTAGCAGAAGCAGATATCATCGAGGACTTCCCACAAGAGATTGGAATATATGATCTCTTTGAATTCTTATCTGTTCATAACTTAGTGGAATCACCCCACCTAGAATTCGAATCAAATGCAATAGTGATTCAAAGCACAGGAGGTGGATGTAAACTACCAAACAAGCAAACTGTTAAATACTATTCAGCTGAACCAAGTATCTTAACAACAACAGACAAAAATATCGATATGCCAGATCCAGAGGTAACTATGAACTTAACATCAGATGTTATTTCTAGGATTAAAAAAGCAGCATCTGTCTTAGGTCATACCGATATTTCTATTAATGGAAATCCAGAAGGAATTTCTATTAAGGTATTTGACCCAAAAGACAGTAGCTCAAATACTTACGACTTCGAACTTGGTGAAAACCCAGGGGGTAATACATTTTCTTTCGTCATAAACATTTCAAATCTGAAATTAATTGACGGAGATTATGATGTGTTTATATCTGCAAAGGGAAATGTCTTCGTGTCTAAGTGGGTAAACACCACTATTCCAGTTAGATATTTTATCGCTTTAGAACAAAGCTCAACCTTTAATGTATAAATACTACAAAGAAAGTGGAAGTGCCTTTCAGGGCTTTTACAATTTGTTAACTATGCATAGGAGAAAATTATGACAGAAGAAGTGAATACCACTGAAACTGAAGTAAGCACAGAAGAACAGCAAGTTCAACTGTCTCTCAAAGACATCGCAACAATGGTTCAGGTAATTGATATCTGTTCTAAAAGAGGTGGATTTGAAGGACCAGAACTTGAAGCAGTTGGAGGATTAAGAAACAGAATCGTTACTTTCTTAAACGCTGCATCTAAAGGAGCTGAAAACGTTCCTGAAGGAGAAGTTCCTGTTGCTGAAGAATCAGAATCAGAAGGTTAAAAAGCAAAGGGGTGAAAGTCCCCTTATTTTATTATAGGATATATTATGGATAACAATGAAAAAGCCAAATTGCTCGAGGCTTTACAAACAGGGCTAGTCACAGTAACATTCAAAAAAATAGATTCAGGCGAATTAAGAATTATGCCTTGTACTCTACAACCTCAAATTTTAGAGGAGAATGGTATAACAATATCAATCAATTATTCACCAACAGAAATGGAAGCATTTCCAGTATGGTCACTTGATAAAAACGCATGGAGAAGCTTTAGATTAGATACAGTTGTACAATGGGATACAAACGAGGTATCAAGATGACAAACTTACACAATGAATTTTTATGGGTAGAAAAGTATAGGCCCAGAACAATCGAACAATGCATCCTTCCAAAATCATTGAAGGAAACATTCAAGTCACAAATACAAAACAAAGAACTACCAAATATGATGTTCACTGGTACTGCAGGTACTGGTAAAACAACAGTAGCTAGATCTTTATGTCAAGAGTTAGGATTAGACTATATTTTAATTAATGGGTCAGAAGAATCCGGAATAGACACTCTTAGAAATAAGATTAAACACTTTGCATCTACAGTATCCCTAACAGGATCAGTAAAGGTTGTAATATTGGACGAAGCAGACTATCTAAATCCCCAATCAACTCAACCTGCACTTAGAGGGTTTATTGAAGAATTTAGTAATAATTGCAGATTTATTTTAACCTGTAATTTTAAAAACAGAATTATAGAACCTCTTCATAGCCGATGCACTGTTATAGACTTTAAAATACCTAAAGATGAAAAATCTACAATAGCTTCTGAAATGCTAGAAAGATTAGAGATCATCCTTGATTATGAAAATATAGAGTATGAAAAGAATGTACTTGTAGAATTAATCATTAAATACTTTCCTGATCTCAGAAGAACAATTAATGAGGTTCAAAGATATTCAGTTTCTGGAAAGATAGATACTGGGATACTAGTTCAAATTAGTGATATTGCAATGAATGATATCATGCAACTACTAAAGGAAAAAAACTTTAGGGGTATGAGAAAATGGGTTAGCAACAACATGGATATAGAACCAGCTTCAGTTTTCAGAAAGATCTATGATGGAATGAATGAAAAAGTAGAGGATAAATCTATTCCTCAGCTTGTTCTTATATTAGCAGATTATCAATATAAGAATGCATTTGTAGCAGACCACGAGCTCAATCTAGTGGCATGCTTTACAGAAATTATGTCAAGTGTTCAATTCAAATGAAAAAATTTACTCACAACCTGCACAAAGGAACTCTTGAGCCTGTAGAAGAAACTACAATAACATATCAAATGTGGCCAGTCATGTATGATTCAGAAGTCACAAGATGGAGAGTCGTTCGATTAGAAGATAAAGAAGTAAAATACGAAAGAATCTTTGACAATGAAACACAAGCAAAAATTTATATAAAAGAAAATGAATCCATTTGAATATATAAACGCAATTAATTTTTCGAAAAAAGATATCATGGTTGATGATATAGCAGAAAAAGAATACAATGCCTTTCTTGTAAATAGAACTATGTCGTATTTTCCTGATACGGTTCTTTTTGCTAATGAAATGAACATTAATCATCACATTGACAACCGTCTTCAATTCGATTTTTTCATAAATATAATTAGTAAACGTAAAAGATTTTCTAAATGGGCAAAGCCTGAAGAAATAGAAAATCTTGAGCTCATCAAAGAATATTATGGATATAGTAATGAAAAGGCTAAATCTGCATTATCAATAATGAGTCATGAACAAATTGAACAATTGAAACAAAGGATTTATAAAGGTGGAAATAGAAAACAACGAAATTAAAAACTGGTCTCCAACTAATATGTTAGAGGTGACCCTAAATGAACCAGACGACTTTTTAAAAATACGTGAAACCTTAACACGTATCGGAGTCGCATCACGCAAAGATCAAAAGCTGTTTCAGTCTTGTCATATCTTACATAAACAAGGCAGATACTTTATCGTACACTTTAAAGAACTCTTTTTGTTGGATGGTAAACCTTCAAACTTAATGGATAATGATATCCAAAGAAGAAATACTATTGCAACTCTTTTGAGTGATTGGGGATTAGTTACTATAGTAGATAAATCCCAAGCTATGGACGTAGCTCCATTGAGACAAATCAAAGTTATTCCGTTCAAGGAAAAGAATCAATGGGAACTTTGTCCAAAATATAATATAGGAAATACTCAATCTAAGGATTGATCCTGTATAAATAAGACTGAATCGCCGATTATCGGGATTCAAATTTTAACCTTGCTAACTAATAGGAGGAAATATAAAATGGTAGTAAGAAATAACTTGAACGTACCGCGTTCTCTATTCGTAGGATTTGACACTTTATTTGAGGATCTCGAAAGAATCCATTCAAGTGCTAGATCTAATAATAATAACTATCCACCACACAATGTTGTGAAAATCGATGAGGAGAAATTCCTTATTGAGCTAGCAGTGGCTGGTTTCACAAGAGATAATATTGATATCGAATTAAAAGATGGTATCCTTAAGGTCTCTGGTGAAGTAGAAAAGGATGAACGTGAATATGCGTATAAAGGCATTTCATCTCGCAAATTTGAGAAGAGCTTCCGCCTCTCAGAATTTGTCGTAATAGATGGTGCTGATCTTGTGGATGGGATACTCGTGGTTTATGCCAGAGTAGAACTTCCTGAAGAAAAGCGTCCAAGGAAGATCGATATAGGGTCTGCTGGGGCGTCAAAGAAAAAATCTTTTTTGAAAGGCTAGTATCAGCGAAGCAATCCCAGTAGATTGTAATAAACATTTACTGGAGATAACTATGAAAGAACTAATGAATATGTTCTTAAAATATGATGATGTAGGAGAGACCCTAGGATTATTAATGATAAGTGTGACAACTTTAACATTGGCACCACTAACAATATACCTATCCTATCTCTCATTTTGATTCATGCGGGGGAGGAATAACTCCCCCATCTTTTATAAAATAATTTCAATTAAGGGGTTTACAAACCTCTTTAACTGTGGTATAATATACACTTTATTATGGCAAACTTCTACACAAACGTTACACGATACAAAAGTTTTATTCTTTACCGTGGAATAGAAAACGGTAAAAAGGTCCAACGAAAATCTAAATACGGACCAACCCTTTTTGTTACAACACCCAAACCTACAAAATGGAGATCCATTGATGGTAAACCTGTGGCTCCTATTACTTTCGAAAGTATGTGGGATT